CTAATGTGGTTTTTAATTTCTCTTTAGTAGAATAATCTAAGTCATAACCACCCCTACCAGTTTTTACACCGTCTAAAAAGCCCATACGGTAATATTCGCGCTCTCTTTCTGTAGGCATCTAAACAACTCTCATAAACGCAAATTCTATATTACTCTCGCCTAAATTACTATTAGTTACTTTAAATTGCATATTCTGTTGTGCTTGTAAATTTTCTTGAATAATAAATATATTCCATACATCAGCCGTTAAAGCTTCGGCACTATCGCCAAACAAATTCGCCATGTCCGCAGTTGCACTATTAGCTATTGTAGAACCTCTTAAGGCCGAAGCAGCATTAACAGGCGTTAGATTAGCAAAACGTTGAGTATCAGGCCCCATAACAGCTTCAATAGACACGTTACCACCATTATTAGGTTTAATAGCTATAAAAATACTTTTGTATCCAGTCATGTCTATACTTGGGAAGTTATTAGTATCTGGAAATAAAGCAACTCCACTATTTGGGATCCCTTCCGCTATTGTAAAACCTCTAAAGAGTTTATCACTGGTTTGATTACCTATCCAGTTACCATTTAAATCTATTACACCCGTGTTTACAGTTGGCTGTAAATATTGAGGCGTTTCTATATTTGAATCAACCGTGGCCGATTCTATACCTTGGGACCTTTCGGTTGACCAAGGGGCTATAGCTTTGCGATTGTAGACCAAACTTAAGCGAAGACTAGAGTCACGGACATTTCCACGGTTCCAGTGTCACCGGCCATTATGCCGCCTACTGAAACTTGATTAGATGCTATAACAGGGATATCGATAGCCTGTTGGAAAGGTAATACAAAATTACCATTTGAAGCGTTTGTGCCATCAACGCTGATAGATCCTACTGTTAGGGTTTCTGTTCCTGACGTTAAACCATCACCTTGTAATTGAACGGCAAAGGTAGAGGCTGCGTTAGCTGCCCCATCTGTAGCGACGCTGACCATTAAGCCAACTATCTTACTAGAATTTGCGGGAACTTGCACGGCGGTAGCTGTTGCGATTCCATAAAGTCCGCCTAGGGCGGTTACTGTATCGGCAGCCGTTAAAGCGCCTTCTCGGGTTCTGTATTGCATATTTTATTTTCCTCTAAGCACGAATCCTGACAGGTCCAAGCTTCGCCAAAGTGGATCCAGAAAAGCTCTTAGCTAACATTTTACCAACAAAAGCAGCGCCTAAAGACCCGACGATCTTATTTTTATTAGACATTGCACTGCTGGATATACCAGAAAGCGCGCCTTCTATATTGCCTGCCATGGCTGATTTAATTGCGGTAGGTAAACCTACGGATTGACTTAAACTTAAAGCAGTTCCCAATTCTATTGCTGAGATACTGAACGATTTTTTTGCTCTTCTAGTGCGAGCTTTACGACGTGCGACCATGAAACCCTATTAAGTTACTCCTTATTAGTTAGTAGTCTCTTAAAACAGCTTGAAAACAGTGTCTACAGTAACACTTTGTAACGTTCCCTTTAACTATCTTCTCTATTTTTCCACTATGAATTTTACCTTCACAACGTTCACAATTCATTTTTTACTCCTAAAGGATCGCAATAATAACAAACCCATAAAGGACCGTTAGGAATTCCGTGTTCTATTATTCCCGTAGGTGTAATTTTAACATCTTCACGTTTACAATTTGGACATATACGACTAGGATAAAAATAAAACCTCATTTTTGTGTGTCCTCTAGCCACATGTGATAGCAATTTTTGCATGGATAACTAACCCATCCCTCGCCATTATGAACACATTTAAACAAACTGTCATCTTTTAAACATCTTATACTAGAATCGTGAACGCTTTCATTACTAGAACTAGATCGACCCGTTCGAAATTGTTTCATCTATTGGCACCCCTGACACCCAAATTCACTAGATCCCTTAATAGATTCAACTAAATTCTTTTTGTGATATTGCTCACCACATTGAGAACAATTCTTATATTTAATCACTACGTCGCAATTATCGCACCTTACAGCCATTATACCGTCGGTTATGTGTTCTTCGTAACACTTAGGACATATAGCGTGACAATATAGCATAGTAACTACCCGTGTGAATAGTTGCGATCTGTTTATATTGTTCTTACTTAGAAAATCTCTAAGCTTTGTTGGAATAGTCACATTGACTAAACTTTTACTAATTTTGTTACCCTCGGAATCTACTTCCGCGGGTCTCCCTAGTTGCTTTACCATAATTTAGGAATAGCGTATTCTATATATATTATATGTATGTATAATAGGGTATCGAAAAATGTCCCTATCATAATACTTTGCATAATTTCTATTATAGAAAGTAATATATAAACCACACGGTTTTAAAACACTAAAAATAAGACGGTATACATATACAAATACAGTTATACATACATATAATATATATAGAATATACTACTTTAAGTCTAGCTTAGGGCTTAAAACGGTCTCTTTTGAGGCTTCTTTTGGCTGTAGGATGGTATTTAACTCCCCTAAACCTGACTTATTAGCGACATACTCAAGCATTAAACTGGTCCAGTCTTGATTTTTAGCAGCTTTTCTAATGTTTGACATAGGATCTAAGTCCTTCCCTTTTTTTACCATTGAACCTACCGAACCAAAAAAAGAACTTTGAAAGTCTTCAAGCTTTCCATGCATTCTATCCTCTATTTCGTTAATGACAGCTTCTAAAGCTTCGACTAAAACTTCGTCTGATTCTTCGGATTGGATCCATTGAGTCCACGTTTTACGGGACCGTTGCGCGATGTGTTCAGACAGAAAAAAATAAAATACTGTCCAAAGTATCGCATAAGCTAACAGGGTTATCGGTTCTATTACCATAAAACCACATAGGGCCGGTATTGGTAAAACAAGCGGTATTTATTTGACTTGAAACCGACCCGTTAAGCTTAATCTAGGTCTGACAAATATTCTAATAATTTAACAACTTCTTTTTTACCTTTTGATGGTAAACTAGTTATTCCAGCAATAGTATAATCGACACTTCCCACATAAGTTTCAGCTACTTTCTTTTTAATTTCCTCTTGATTTGGTATATCTGGCAGATCTAAAGCTAATAATTTTTTAGCCACAAAAGCACCACTAAGCAAAGTCGCTACTATTGCTATAGTTTCTGGGTTTGACAATATTGTTTTTATATCGTCATGTCTTCTTAATTCTTTAACAGCGTCTTTTTGGGCCTTAGTTACTTTTTTGAGCGTGTAACCCTCGGGAATTAATGCATAAGACAAAGTTAATCCTCGTATAGATCCTTAACTGCGTCTTGCGCTTGTTTAATTCTAAAAATCATTTCAGCTAATAAACTTAATTTACTCAAAGTCTACCACCTTTTAATTTATCGTGTATGCTTTCAGGTTTACCCGTAGCACCTTCAATGTATGCGGTTGTATAATCAAAAGTAGGAATAATTAAAGGCTGCGAGATTGTTTCTATTTTGCCCAATTTAAATAAATCGTTACCTGCTAGGTTTGCTGTAGATCCTTCGGTTTGTGTTACGCCGTAAGTGCTCACAACGCCGTTTCCCCCCCCTTTTTTAAACACAAGAGGCAATAAAATCAGCAATTCAGCTATCATTTTTTCTTTTTCCTAAATGCTATACCCATTTTTTTAAGTTTTAATTTACCATTAGCATATTGGTAGATCTTCTTTTTACTGTTAGCCTTAACGAATTTATTCCATGCTGATAGTTTACGTTTTTCCCGTTTTACTAATGTGGTTTTTAATTTCTCTTTAGTAGAATAATCTAAGTCATAACCACCCCTACCAGTTTTTACACCGTCTAAAAAGCCCATACGGTAATATTCGCGCTCTCTTTCTGTAGGCATCTAAACAACTCTCATAAACGCAAATT